AATTCATATGCATATTCTTTTTCTTCAATTCTTCTTGCTTGTGCTGCAATTAAATGTGTAGGAAAAACTGATACAGATCTATGATCAAATGCTTCTTTAATATTTCTTGGATGCTGAGATATTCTTAATTGGTAGTCTTCTGGATTTAATTCTTTTTTCCATTTTTCAAATTGATTATCTAATGCTTCTAATGATTCTTCTACAAGTGAATTACCATAAGAATCTATAAATGGAGGCATAGACCATTGTTCTGGAATAAATAAACCTGACACACCTAATGTACCTTTATCATCTAATAAATCTGTCTCTACAGCATATATATCTTTTGAGTCAGGATTTAATATCATATCTCTTAAAGGATTACATTGTGATAAATCACCTACAGATCCTGCAGCAATAAACATTCCTGTAGTTGTCAAACCTGATCTCATAGCAGGTCTCATGTACTCATACGTCTGATCCATCTTAGGAGCAATACCTGCTTCTTCATGAAAGAAATATTTTACTGGTCCACCTACACCATTTGTAGGATCTTTTTCAAAAGACATTCCTTGCATTGTACCTTTTAGACCTGATTCTGTTTTTCTATCACCTTTTCTAATTTCTATTTTTTGTTGCCACATTAGAATTTTATCAGGATTCATAGGTCTATACCATGCAGTATGTTGATTAAGAAATGAAGCATATTCTGCAAGAAATTTCCATGATCCTTTTTCATTAATATAATCTTTAAGACTAGCACCCATTTTTAAGGTAACTCCTTCTTCAAACCATAACTGATTTAGTAACTTAGATATATGAAAATAAGAAGATGCTATCTGACGTTTCTTTAGAATAGCAACATGTTTATAATTAAGTTCTGCAAGTAGTTCATATAGTGCCATATGATACTGAGCATCTCTAATTTTTGCAAAGTCAAATTTTTGTTGTTCTTTATCAAAGATTGGTAAAAAGTTTAACCACATATAGTAGTCTCTTGTAATAAACCATGTATCATCTTTAGATTTATATATTATACCTTTTCTGCATTTTAATTTTTGGTCATCCCAATAATTAACAAAATCTTTAGATTTAAATGGTGCTGTACAATAAACTTTATTTTCTCTAAATAATTCTCCTTGTTGATTAAATAAAAAACTTGTTTCATCAAATTTATATTTACCAGGTTCTTTAAATAAACTAAAAATAAAATCAGAAAATAACTCTCTTGATTCAAAATCAGTAACAGTCCATTTACCATTATCCCAAGTTGGTATATTATTATATATTTCTTCCATGATTATTGATCATATGCCATACCAATACCACCTCTAACTTTACTTGATTGTTCATCTTGAAGATCTTTATATACTCCTTTAAAAGATGATCTAATTTGATCAAAGTTTTTTGCAGCACTTACAATAGAGTTTATATTGCCGTCTCTGCCATCTGTAATGCTCTGTGTTTCCATATATCTTGCTAATCTATCTAACATAGTTGCAATACCTTTATAAGCTCTTGAGGTTGGTGTTTCATACATTCTTTGACAAAACTGTAATGCTATACGTATGCAGTCATCTTCTATAGAGAATTCTGAATCTATTTGTTTTAAAATTAAGTCTTCTTTATCTATTTCCGGAGTATAAAAAAAAGGATTCATGTCTGGATTTGGACAACTCATATAGAATAAGTATAAGTAAATTTTAAGATGGTCTTCTGGATAGTCATCCATAACATCCTTTAATGCTTTTAAAGTATAACAATGTTCTGTAGGGACTACTACACCATTTTCTATATCAAATAGTTTTACTAACATACAAATATATTTTATTTATTTTTTTTTAATTTTTTCTTTATTATCATGTAAATAGTGAAAAATAGATAATACTTCATCTATTAAATAAGGCATTACAATTGGTGTAACTTTTTTTACAATGGGTTCACCATTTATATCATTTTTAGTTATTGGATATCCCCAAGCATCCTCATCCTCTATTTCAAAAGAAATATGATGTATTAACATTCTTCCTGGTTTAAGTTTAGGATTATGCTTTAATATAATATACATATAAATACTTAGTTGTAGTGCGTAGTGATAAAAATTACAGTCTTCTAAACTATTAATTGGATGTAACATTTTTTCAGATATACCTTCCCAATTTATATAAGATTCTTTTTTTATTTCTTTGTTTGTTTTATAGTCTATTATATTAACTTTTTCATTTACTACTTCTACTAAATCTGACTGTCCACATATACCTGCTGATCTTAAATACACCATATGTTCTGGATAAATTCCAGGATCTAGTTTTTGTTTAGGAGCTATCTTAACACCTTCAGTAACTATATTTGGTTTAAATATAGGTATTGTAACACCTTCTTTTTCCATAGATGCTAAAGAACATATATCACTTTCTCTTTGATCATGATACCAAGAACCTAACTCAAGTGATCTATTTGATTCTTTATTCCAAATTTCTTCAATGTCTGAAGGTTGGATTCCAAACCATTTTGAGTTTTTATTTTTACTAACTTTTAATGCAATTTTTTTAGAATCAAAAGGTTTCTTAAAATGGGATACTAGTGTAGTTACACTTATCCATTTTATATTTTCATCATCTATACTTATATAACTATGATCTTTTGCATTAAATTTTATGCTCATAATATTTATTTTAATGAATCCAATTTATCTTCTTCCTCTACTGAAGTTAATGCTTCCCATTTACCTAATGGACAATCAGAAGATAAAGATCTAGTCTTAAAAGTAAGTGAGCATCCACATTCATTACAACAAGGACTTGTACCTTTTACTGCACATTTTTTACCTTTACTTGTACATTCATCACAAATAGAATATCTTAATCTTGATATTTCTTCTATTGTTTCATCTCGTATTATAGTATTAGTTATACCTTCTACTATTTGTTTTCTATTCTCCCAAATTAGTTTTAATGTATTTTTCATCTTTAAAATTTTTTCTTTTTGTTAGTTCTTCTTCTGCTTTTTCATTTATTAGAATTAATAAATCTAATTTATCTTGTGCATTTTTTTTACTATGATATGCACCAAAAGTTGATACATCATGATTTTTTAAAACTTTTTCATAATGAGGAATTGATTTTTTTACTTTCTGTATTTTTATTACAAAATGACCAAGACCATCTACATTTATTCTTAAATCTGTTAAACCACTTAATTTTTTTCTTAACTCTTTATAATAATTTTGAATTAAGATTTCTACAAAACTTTCAGTAACATCAAATTCTTTTGTTAACTCTTTATATAAACTATTTACTTTTTTCGGTATCATTACTTAAAAGTTTATAATCTAAATATACTACACCTTCTGTTTGAATTTTTAATGCAGAGTTAATTACTATAAGTTTTTTATTATTAACATCTTTAGATATGAGTCCATTTTTTTCAGATTTATTAATACTGTTTCTTACAGTTTGTGGTGTTTTAAAAATCCAATCTTCTTCTGAAGATGCATCAAGACAAAAATTACTAAGTTCTATTGGTTGATTAAAGCATAACAAAGTTAGACAGTTAAGATCAGAGTCACTCATTGTTATACGATTAATATAACAATGAGTTAAAATCTGAAATTTAACTATATCCCATTTAGGCATTTTAACCTTTTTCTGTACTTGATTTACTAAAGCCATTATTCTCTTTTTAATTTTTTACCTTCATTAGGTACTTTTGATAAAGGTTTAACACTATCATTACTTGAATAATCTTGTTCATTAATAGATTCTTGTTCTTGACTTTGTGCAGCAGACATCATTGTTGCATATTGAATTTGCATAGTTGCTCTTCTGTATCTTGATTCTTCAATGTCAGTCAAGGCTTTTTCATATTTTGCTTGTGATTCAAGATAAGGAATAGATTTATCATAAAAATCTTTCATTTCTTCTCTTCGTGTTTCTAACTGTTCAGGAGTTAGATTTTCATTTGTTTCTACGTTTTCCATTATTTATTAATTTAAGTTTAGACAAATATACTACAAAAGTTTAAATAAAAAATATTTAAACAAAAAAAATCCAGATAAATTAAATTACCTGGATTATTATATCTTAAATAAGATGTTGTTTTTTATTGTTTTTTAATTAAACTTCTTGGAGCAACAGTTCCCTTAGACTCTAATTCTTTCAAAGCTTTTTTAGCTTTCTTTTTTGCATTCATATCTTTTATTTTATCAACAAGCATTGATGTGCCTACTCCAAGAAATCCTAATGATCCTAGTCCAACACCAATTTTAGCTCCTGTACTGTATAAAGGTCCTTTTACACAACTAGAACCATCCCATATATAACCGGGAGGACAATCTTTTTTAGTACCTCCTGTTGCATATTTTTTATTACCACTTTTTTGTGCTTTTGGAAGAGATCCTCCTTTTGCATATTTTGGTACAGTTGTTTTTTTAATAATTTTTTTAGGTGTTACTTTTTTTATTGCTTTCATGATTATCTGTTTTTAATTGTTAAGTTTAAAATTGTTAGCATGTAAAATTCTCTAGAGATATCTATTTCTAAAGTAAATAAATCTACTGAAGATAATCTAAATCTTATAGATATCTTGTCCCATTGTTTTGTTGCTGATTTCCAGCTGTTTCTAAATTTCATAATTGTTTGTTTAAT